GGATTGCTAACTCCAGAAACAACATAAGCACCTAATCCACTATTTGTTACAGTAAAACTTTGATTACCTGAAAAAGAATATGTTTTTCTCCATCTAGTATTTTTTTTAGCATATATTGTTGATGCACTAGAAATTGAAAGTTTTGTTGCAAGGCTATTGGTTGCTGTACTTGAAAAGTTGGCGTCATCATTTAACGCTGCTGCTAATTCATTTAGTGTATCTAAAGCACCCGGTGCTGAATCTACTAAGTATGTTACTGCTGCTGCTGATGCTGTTTGTATTGCTGAAGATAAATTAATGTTTGCTATTTGATTATTTGTATAAGCACTAGCAGATGAATATGCTGCTGCACTTGCTGTTGTAATTGCTGAATTTAAATTAATATTATTAAGTTCTGTTTTTGTAGCATACAAAGTTGAGGCGGTAGAAGAATTTAACAATTGATTATTACCTACTATTAAAGTACTACCATTAGATACTACTTGTGTATTACCAAGATATATAGAAGATGCTGATAAGAATATATCTTTTACTGGATACTGTAAAGATCCTATGTTTTGAATATTAGCACTATCTGGAATTAAATTACCATTATTATCTTCTGACCAGAATGAAAGGCCTGTTCCGCCTCCACCGCCACCTGTTGCTTCTGCATCACTATCTACCCAGATAGTTCCTACATTTAAACTAGTTACATCTGGCTGAGATGCTGAATAAATTACAGATGCACCTTCTCCACCTGCACCACTTAATTCTGTCCAAGCACCATTAGCATAAACTCTTACAACATCATCAGTAGTATTAAAATATAATTGACCCTCTGACCCACTTGCTGGATCTGAGGTTAAACCTACTAAACCTAACGGTGTTAAAAACTTTTTTGCCATCAATTCTCCATCTTAATAAATAGGGGCTAAGTTTATTTAACCCCTATATTATTTTAGCCTATTACAACTACGCTGAAGGTATTAACTCCAGGAGGTGTAGCAAAGCCAATTACTACTGTGTTTGCATCTGTTCTATTAATATCAGTTTCTACTGTTTGATAGGCATATGCAGATAGTTCAGTACCATAAACTTGAACTTGTACGTTTCTAGTTCCTAAGTTATGTGTAACTGTGTATGAAGTGCTTGCACTATTTCCGATGATTTGTGAGAATTTTCTTGTAAATCCATCTGAAACAAAAGCACTTTCTAATGTAGCCTTATCTACTGCAAGACCGCTGGTCTTACTTAAGAATGATCCAGATGCAGATAGTGTTGTATCAAGAGTTAGTGAATTTGATCCATCATTATAATTTGCTGATAGAGAATTACTTCCTGTTACTAAACCACCTACTACGTCTTGAACTGCTTCTGTAAAGTCAGTTACATCAGTTGATACATGAGTGTGTCCTTCTGTGGATACTCTGTATACTGCAGAACCACCTTGGGTTAAAGACCATTGGTCCTGTGTTTCATCCCAGTATAGTTTTGCATTAGTTGATGTGCCACGTTCTACTTCAATACCAGCATCTAAAGTAGGTGATGATGTAACATTGCTGTTTAATACAACAAGGTTATCTTCTACATTTAGTGTTTGAGTATTTAAAGTAGTTGTGTCTCCGTTTACAGTTAAGTTACCACTGATTGTTAAATTACCGCCAACTGTTACATCGTCTGGTAATCCAAGAGTTACAGCACCATTTGCTGCAGATACTTCAATTTCATTTGCAGTTCCAGCAAGAGATGTTACTACTGTAGTAGATGCAGATGTGATAGATGTTACTCGACCATAAGCATCAGCATTTACTACTGGTATTGTAATTCTGTTTGTTCCGGAATTAAAACCACCAGTTCCTGAACCTGTTGGATTTACTGCTGCAAGATCTACTACTACGCTTCCTACTGAAGCACTTAGTGTAGTTCTTCCTGCAGTTCCTGCAATACTTGTTACTCCAGTATTTGTTATTGTTAGGGAATTATTCGCATCATCATAATTTACGGATATACCTGTTCCTTGATCAATTAAGTCAGCAACAGAGTCTCCGATGAATTCAACGCTTCCTACAGCAACCCATGCTGAAGCAGATCCGCTATAAACCTTTAGAGTATCGCTTGCAGTGTTGTAATAAACTTGACCAGCAACTCCAGTATTTGGATCTTGCGTAGCATTTTGTATTACAGCCTTGATTAATTGATTTTGCTCTAAGTTTAAATTAGTTAAAAATGTTCTAGCCATTATTTCGCCTCCTTATTATGATAAAAACGCCTTACCAGAAAATAAACTGGAAAAGGTTAATACTACAGTTGTATTATTTGGATAGTTATATGACCCCTCAACAACTGTTCCAAAAGTATCTACTACTGTTATATTTGGAACAAAGTCAAGATTATGATTTATTGTCCATACCGCTGAAGCAGCGGTTTGTGTATGAACATAACCTTGATCTTGTGTTAACTTTGTTCCTACTCCCCATGAACCTGTTGTTCTCGGTCCATAAAGTTCATTTGCAACGGTGTCAATATAAAAATCTCCACTGATACCTATTGCTAGTGTTGGCTCTCCAACTCCATTAAGAAGAGAATTGCCTCTAGGTCCTTGTGGACCAGTTACACCTAAATCTAATGTTACTATTTGTTCATTTACTATTACAGAAACTGATGTTTCAGTTACACTTACTAACGTTGGTTGTTCAATAACTGATACAGTTACTTCTCCAGCCATTAGCGTGTCACCTCTGGGGTAACGTTAAATCTACCTTCAATAAGTCTAGTAGTTGTTCCATTTGTTGATTCAATTTCAAGGTCATAAACATGATCTCCTGTAATGAAGTTAGCAGTGACATCATCTGCTATTAAAATACCTATTGTTCCTGCAGAACCACCCATTGTAATACCTGAGCCATTAATTAGGCTAACAATATAATCAGTTGCATCGTGGGTTTCTCTTACTTGAAGTCTACCTGAGTATCCAGTTAAATTTACTGGAACAGTCTCTATCTTATATGTGACAGTCCTTTGGAAAGTGCTTCCTTGCGGACATGTGAAATTTAATCTCCCTGGGGTCATAAGGGTGCTCCTAAAGAGGCGGAAGCCTCAATTTCATTATACCAAATTATTTATCTACTATTGAGATTACGATGGATTTAATTACTTCTAATTCCCCTGAAATTTGAGCAAGTTCATTTTTCATTTTATTTTGATCTCTACGAATAAAGTCTACCTTGTCTGACATACTGGAGCCACCATTTGGATGTACTTGTGCTTCTATTCTTTCTAGTCTTTCTAGTAAGGTATTACCCTTTTTATCTTTTCCTAACAGTCCTTCAAATCTACGAGCCATAACATATCCAACACCTAATGCTGCAGTAATAATAGTTAGCATTTGCCAGGTATCTGAAATCATTGCTAAAAATGTTGGATTCATAATATTATCTAATTGTAACATTGTTATTGACTAATACTCATAGAAGCCTTATAATTAATATATAAGGAGTGGTGAATATGGCAAAGTCAAAAGTAAAAGAAAAAGAAAAAGTTAAATACGAACTAACAGCATTTGATCGTTGCGATAGATGTACTTCGCAAGCGTGGGTAAAAGTCGGCGGGGTAAATGGAGAATTACTATTCTGTTCACACCATTACAATAAAGTCGAAAATAGTATTAAAGAATGGGCATTTAGCGTTGTTGACGAAAGAGACAGGTTAGTCGAAAATCGGTTGACAGATTAAGACAATTAAGATATAATAGACATATACTTCGGGACATCTATAGATCCCGACTAAACGTGAGTCAGTCCCCCACCACCAACCACAGGGGCTGGCTCACACTTCATTTCTAAGGCAGTTAAATCGAAAAATTTGGCACTTAAATCAAGTCGGCGATACATGAACACCATCTCCACCTTCTCCCCTATTTTATGCCTTACGGCATGTTTTAAGCCTATGGAGGGTTTTTCCCATATGACAATATTTAAGAGTATTTGACATGTTGTTTAAATGTGTGTATAATTGGGGGGGAAAGGGGGGGCAATAAACTATCAAAGAAAAAAAGAATAAGATAGTAAACATATCCCCCATAGATACATAAGTATATATATAGATATCCAGAGTAATGGCTATAAATAAAAAGAAATAATAATTAAGCCAGAAATATGATTTCTTTATTCCCCCGAATTTTTTTCAACAGCAAAGAAATATTGTTTATTATGTATAGCACAAACAAATTCTTCTTTACCATTTATCTTTATATCATAGTAGGCTACATCTTCACAATTATCTAATGAGCATGTTTTATGCATTATTTTATACCCCTCCGTTTTTTGATCTTAATACAAATATTACATTGAGATCTATATCCATCGGTTGATTTATCATATTTGGAGAAATCTGAAATATTTTTTATTTCCATACACCATATACATTTCCTGGTATTAGATCTCTCCATATAGATATATTATATACCCCCAGAAATTGAGATACCCCCCACATACCGAAGTAGAGGTGGAGGGCTTGGTTCTCAGGGAACATGTCCCTTACTAGATCCGTATATTTATTATATATCCATATTGGGGTAAATCTGAATATTTTGCTGATTTGTATGATACGTGATCTAAAAAGTTTTTGCAATATGATTAGTGAGCACATATGGGGTAAGATTTAATTATCCTACCCCGATAAGATTTCGAACATCTACCTTTATAAGTTAAATAAGGTAATCATTCTTAAGGCATGGGAAGACGACTTCAACATCGGCACTAAGTCTCTCTTCAACCCAGCCACCATTGTTATAGATAGCAGTTAGTGCTCTATCTACATCTATACCCTCGCCAAATAGAAACTGTGTTGCAAGGATATCGGCCGTGTATTTATCAACACAACCAACCTTGCCATATTTGTTTAATACCATGACTACTAGTAGCGTCATGATAATTGTATAACCAATCACTATGGCGTACTTGCCTCGCTGTGTTAGTTTGGTCTTTTGTTTTCTTATCATTTGTCTGCCTCTCTCTCGTATGCTAAGTCTATCTCTAAATTGAGTAATTGGTCAAGTTCCCATTGTTGTTTATTCATTGAGCCACTATCGCAATCATGATACAAAATATCCAAGTGCTAACTAATACTATGGCTAGCATTGTATCGTCTGTCATGTGTGTTACCTCGAACCATGCCCTATCTAGTTTATTCATTTAGTAACCTGCCTTATCCATAGCACAATCATAGCAAAGGGCTATTGTTTCATCAAATCTAGGGGTATCAAATTCTAGAGTTGTATCGCATTTATTACACAACATTTATTTATTCCAACCTCTCTTTTCAATTAACCAATCTAATTGCTCATCAGCAACTAATGCTTTTAGTGTACCTAGCAGTGCATAGTCAGCAGATACATTATCACCATATTGTGCATTTAATTCACTATAAATTAAATCTAATTTATTTTCTTTATTCATTTTATTACCTTTCGTTTGTTTATACTTTCAATCTATCCTATACCCCCGACAATTCCAGCCTCTGTAGGTGAACGGCAGGTTAATTGTAGATGAACGTATATTGGCTTATCCACAAGCAACACGCTGCAATGTGCATAAAGTTATACACATGTGTTAGTAATCTGTGGATAACCCGGGCGTCCGGCAGATCGGTTGTGTCCTTTACGTTAAGACACAACCTCCACCGATGCCGGCCTTATAGCCTAACGAACGTAGGCCAAGTAATTCCACATGCTGATTGGAATTTAGCGTCATCAAATCTTTCATTATAAGCCAAAAACAAATCACCAAATTCCATAACGATTTCTTCAAATGTTGTTTGAGGAATTTCATCAACGAATTGATTTAGTATTTTAGCCACTTGTTCAAAGTGTTGTCTTGAGTATGTCATTTTTTATCCTTTGTTTGTAATTAGTTTTAATCTATCATGAACCCCCGACAATTTGCAAACGGACTCAACGATCCTGACGCCCCGAAACGGACATCTAGTCATTTAAGAGGTTAAGAAATAAGATGCCGACATGCCGACCCCAGATTTGATTCTGTCAGACCTATGTGTTATATTTTAGATACTGAGAGAAGGGTAATAAATGAATAAGAATACAATGCTAGAACTAATGCAGAGTGAGTTAAATGCAGAGTGGGGTAATGAAACTCTTGCTAACCATGCCCTCGCTGGTATCTTGTCAGCCATTGTTGGTAAGGTAGAACTAGAGCAATACATAACAATGAGAGGTTGGAATAAATGAAAGGTATCAAATGTTTATTTTGTGATGACTACAATATGGCAATCACATTAGATAAAGATTGGTTTCTATGTCTGTCATGTGGACTAGACTATGAATTAGAAAAGGAGAAAATAAATGGGTAACTGGGCAAAATGCGAAATATGCAATAACGATAAAAAATTCTTTCAAGTAGTGTGTGAGGTGTGTTGGTCAAGAAAAGAACACCCTGCCTATTCTGATAAGATAAGCGAAATAGAAAACAGAAAGGAATATCAAGGTGTCTAATTCAACACAACTATGGTGGAAAGGAAGTATCACGCAATTTGGTGATATGCAAAAATGCTATGACGATAACCTATGGACAATGGAAAGCAAAGACGGCTCTTATGCTAGTGTAATCCTTGACGGAGAGATGATAAAAAGTTTCCGTT